AGTTCGCCGGTCGATGTCGCGGCGATCGCCGCAGCCTCGGGCGGGCATGTCGCCTTCCACATCTGCGAGGCCACGTCCACACTGCCCTCGGGCGTCTCGTCGGTCGACAACTGCCGGAACCGGCAGCCATGCACCAGCGTCAGCGCGCGGGTAGTCGACTTCACACCCTGGAACCCGGCCGCGCCATTGGAGACGACGACGAAGCCGAGGGTCTGGCCGCCGAGTGTCATGGCGACTGCAGAATCCTGTACTGGGAGAACATCGCGGCCAGCCGATCATTGTCGTTCAACAGGGTTGTACCCCACTGATACTCGACGTCGTCGACCTTCTTACGGACTAGGTCAGGGGTGTCCCGCTCAACCGCCGCGCCCTCGGTTGACATTGCATCAGCCAGCCGCAACACCGCGCGCCGCCAATCCGCCGCCTCGGCCTCGCTATATCCGTGACTCATCGCGACGGTGATACCGCCCGCATTCGAAGTCCAGCAGCCGAACCGCTTCGCCACCGTGCCCTTGACACGCGACACCGACAGTTGCGAAACATCCAGCGCCACACCATCCTCGGACACCGATGTCAGGGTGGCCAGATTCCGTGTCGGCAACGCCAACACCCGGCCACCTGGACCATCAACCGTCACCGTCACCGATGCGACCGGGCTGACCGTCCATCCGCAATACCGGCGGGCGGCGACCAGCGCCGCCGCCAACACGGTGGCCGTCGACGTGTCACCGGAAGCCAGCCGGCCACCGGTGAACGTCGACAGATCAGACGCGGTCAGTTCAGCCATTGGGCGTGATTACGACCGGGCGGCCGGATTGTTCGAGCCGTTGCCCAGAACCGCGACGGCCGACAGGGTTCCGCCCGATGTCGTGGTCGCCGACGTGACAACGATCCGGACGTACCGCTTCGTCGGGCGCACACCGAACGCCTTCACGACGTTGTCATCGGATGCAGTGAACGACGGCAATGAACCGAGGATTCGCGCGGCGTCGACCGCCGCATATCCCGAGCCGCTGGCGTCGGACTCCTCCACGGTCACCGCGTAGGTTCCGTCGGTCAGGGTGTGAGAGTTCACAACGAACAGGGCGTCACGGAAGTTGTTGCCGTACAGGCCGCAATCGACAGCCGTCCCGTTGGTGTCGGTGTCGGTGCTGATCGCCGTCGACGGCAGCGCCTTGACGGCCAGCGTGTTGCTGTATGTGTTGAGCATCAGCTTTCCTCTTCCAGTTTGACTTCAGACTTGACGGACTTATGAGCGGGCCGCTTGGCGGCCTTCGCGGGGGCGTGGGTGGGTGCGTCTCGGCGCTCGCCAGGTCCGGCGGTCGCGGTTTCTACGGCCAACCGCGGAACGTCTACGTGGGCGAAGTGCTGGCGATGCGACGCCACGATGGGGGCGCCATCGGCGACGAGCATGCCGCCGGGATAGATCACTCCGTCGAACTCGAACGCGTTGATGCAGCGGTAGCTCACCGGCTGCTCCTTTCGATCAGGTCAGCCATGTCGGCCGGAACTGGGCATGTTTCGAACGGCTGCGGCGGAACATTCAGCCGCACATCACGATCAGCGACGATGTGAATCCGTGGGGTGTCGCCGCGATTGACCACCGCGTGCGGAAGCCAATGCTCGACGGGAAACGCGACACCCGGGCGAGGCGTGAAAGTGTCGTCCGGGGAACGCCATTGGCCTGCCGCGGCGATCGGAACCTGCCACCGTTGCAGCCACGGCCCCGGATCGCGGTGCGGGATGATGAACCCGCCCGGATCAATCCACGACAGCCAGGCGTCGCGCACCGGGTCGAGAACGTCCCACACGAAGTCGAACAGTTCGGCGTGTTCCTGCCGCCGACATGCACTGACTAGAACCACCCGCCGATAGCCGTGGTGCACACCGGTTTCTGTGTAGCTGCTGGGTTGCGACCACGCCGTAGGTGGAACCCCGGCCAGTGCGGTGAGCAGCAGGCCGGGGTCCAACCTCATGGGTGTGACTAGGTGACGTTCAGGACGCGGAACGCCGCGTCGTTGACCGAGTCAGAACCGGTGCGCCAGTAGCACAGCCACCCAGACTGCCCGGTGGGACGGCCATTGGCGCCGAACGTGTCCGGGATGAAGCGCATGGTCGCGCCCAAACGGTCCGCGATGACGAAGTTCTGGAAGTCACCGAAGACGAGGACGAGGTTGTCCGACAGCGCGGTGATGGTGCCGTCCATCGCCTCCGACACATAGTTCGGGCGGCCGAGGAGCTGCGGGTTGCGGCCGTCGGCGAACTGATTCCACAGGGCATTGCCGCCGGCGGTGTCGAACTGGCGCAGCTTGTTGTAGATGGCCCGGTGGGCCAGCCATGAACCGTTCGCGGCGAACCGCGCCGGCAGGGCCGCGTCGAGCGCGTACACGTCACCGAGTGCGAGGGTGTCGGTGGTCGCCGAAGCGACAACCGAAGATCCGCCGGTGAGTGCGGTGAGGATGCCGGTCGGCTCGCCCGAACCGGAGCCGGTGGCGAACGCCGTCGACTCCAGGCGGTCCTTCTCGAAGGCGATCATCGACGCGATCTCGGCGGCCAGGGTCGGGGCATCCGCGGCGACCTCATGGGACACCTGAACGTAGGCCTGGCCCTTATACACCGGGATCGACGGCTGAGCCAGAGTCGGGGAATCGTCGGAAACCTGCGCGGCCTCCGAATCCCACGACGCCGTCACGCCGGCCGAAGACACGCCGTTCCAGGTGTCGCCGGTGGCGGTGACGACACGGGCGATCTGGCGCAGCTGGTTGACCGAGCCGTTGGCCGTCAGGATGACGGTCGGATCGAGCTGGAACGGAACCAGGTAGCCGCCGGCGTTGTCGGTCAGCGACATCGCGCGGGCGATGGTCTGCTGCTCCTGCGACGTCAGGGCGGCCATCTGCCCTTCGGAGCGGATGACCTTGGCGAACGCCTCGAGGTAGGTCGGCGAGGTGGAGGCCATCACCATGTCGACGACCTTGTTGTCGCCGCGCTCGACGAACTTGGTTGCCGCCTCACGGACCTTGTCGTCGGTGTTGGGCATCTGCTCGATGCAGTCCAGCGCCCGTGACCGCAGTTCGGCCCGGTTGCCGGTGCCGTCGAAGCGGACGGTCGAGGTGTCCCACGGGTTGCGGAACTTGCCCATGCTGCCGACCTGCGCGCCGAATCGGGGCTGGTCGACGATCTGCGGGGCGTCGGAGCGGGACTCGCCGGCGGGGCCGCCGGTGCGGGCCGCGGACTGAACCTCGGCCAGGGCGGCGTCGTGCTCCATGTCGAGGCGAACCGCATGGACCTCGCGGAACTCGTCGAGCAGGACGGGCACCTGGGCGTGATCCTCGGACGACTTGGACTCCTTGTTGCGGAGCCGCTTCAGTTCGTCCTCGATGTTCTTTTCGCGCTCAATCGCCTCGGCGATGCTTGCGAACTTCATGATTGCGTACCTTTCGTGATGGGTGGGGTCGATTCACGCGCCAGCCGGACGAAGTCGTAGGCGTCGGCGAACAGCCGTTCTTCGGCTTCTCGACGGGCCTGCGCAGCGCGGTCAGCGGGCGCGGTGTCGGTGTCGGATTCGTACACGTGCTCTCCGGCGTCGCCATCGGGCGGGGTGGGGTGCGGCGTGTCGTTGCCCTCTTCCGAGTGCTCGACGGCCCCACCATCCGGGGTGTCTTGCGGCTCATCATCGGACTCGCCCCGATCAGGGGCTGGAGAGGTGGTGGCGCTGACGCGCAGCGCCGCCTCAGCGAACAGCCTTCGCTGTTCGTGGTCGCCATCGAGCAGCCGCCCGATGTCGATTGTCTTGGATCGCAGGCTGGCCGTCGTGTCCTGGTAGGCCGGCCACACGACCGGGCCGACTTCGTCGACCTTGACCTCTTTAAGGGTGCGCAGCAGGATCCCGCGCGCCCCGGAATACAGGACGTCGGAAACATCCTCGGGCTTGACGATCTTGCCTTCCGCGTCGCGCCACTCCTCGCGAATCACGGAGAACCGGAACGACATTCCGTCGACCGCTCCGGATGCGATCGCGTCGCGCAGCGGCTCCCAGTAGTCCGACGCCGACATCTTCGCCCGCACGTACAGACCCTTGTCGTCTTCGAGGATCTCTTCGATCACGCCGGGTGGTAGTGACCCGAAGTTGCTTCGGCCGTGGTCGAACTGAAACTTCGGGGTCCGCTCACGGATCGACTTACGGAACGCGCCTGGGGCGATCTGCTCGTCGAAAGTTCCCTCCCATGAGTCGATGCGGGTCAGGCTGTTGAAGATGGCGCCGTAACCCTCGAAGGACAGGCCGTCGTTCTCGCAACCATCCTCGCCGTCCATGCCGCCGTCACGGGTGAACGTGAACGCGACGGAACGGCAGACGTTATCCCGCGGGGGTGTTTTCGAGCTGCGTCGAACCGTCATCGTTTCTCCTCAGAAGTTGCAGCGGCGGGGCGTCATTTGTCTGACTCCCCGCCGGCTTCGTTGGCGTGCCCGGCGGGAGTAGTTGCACGCTCATCAATCCGGTGTGGACAAGCAAGTTGATGTCACCGGCGTCGACCGCCCGCACCGCCGAGTCGGGGGTGAACCCGGCTGTGCAGTAGGTGTTAATCGTCGCCGCGCGAACCGCGGCAATGTTGGCGGCGTCGGCCTCGTCTTCACGCAGGAACGGCACATCGGCGGCGTCGTACCACAGCCGCGACGACGCACTGGGTGGCGGTACCAGCCGCTCTAGCGTTCCGGATAGGTTCTGCCACAGCGGATGCGCAGTGCCGTCCGCCAGCCGGCGCCGCGCCTGCCCATAGTTGCTATAGGTGGCGGCGGCCAAACCCTCGGACAGTCCGACGATGATCGGCGGGACACCGGCCGCCGCGGCGATACGGGTCTCCCCACCCCCACGAACAGCCCGAAAGTCGATGTCCTTCAGGTTCGATCCGACGACAGTGGCATCAGCGCCGGGATACAGGTTCAGGTTCTTCCATGCGTTCTCGACACCGCCGTGCCTCGACTGCATCTCATCAGCCCACCGGCGCACCGCGTCAGGGTCAGCCAGCGGCGAATGCTTGATAATCATGTTTACTGTTGCACCGCGATCAAAAAACTTGCGCTGATGGCGGGTCATCGACAAATCGGCTTGGATCTCCCGCAGAATCGGTGTCAGCCATGACATTCCGGTGAACACGGTGAGCGGGTCGGGAATCGGGGCGAAGTGGGCCACCTCGTCGACGGTGAACGCGACACCCTCACCGATTCCCTGTTCCTGGTAGATGTAGCCGGTTTTAGTCCACCCGACCTGACCGTTGCCGCGCTGGCCGGAAGGATTGTTCATCGTGCGGGGCGTGCCCACGATCGAAACCCAGTCAGGGCGCAGCCGCACCAGTTCGTCGCCCTTGCGGACCCAGTACGAGTTGCCCGCCAGGTCGGCGTCCTGAATCATCCGTGACAGCAGATCTTGAGTCGTCCCACCCGGCCACGGACGCTCCAGAATCGACAGCGTCTGATCGCCGAAAGTTTCCGACGGCTTGCCCTTCAGGAACTGTTGGAACTGGAACCGCACCGACGAGAACACCAGTTGGCGCACCATCATGCAGGCGAACACAACACCGTTGGCCTGATATGCCTGCGTCGCCAGCCCCTGAAAGTTACCGGCCGGCCGCTCGGTGCCCGTCCCGGCGAGGGTTTGCATCAGCACCGGGGCGGCTTGGTAGCCCATTCCCGTGTACATGGCGTTGAGCATCTGCCCGTAGTCGTCGAGCCCCATGCGGGCCGGGGTGGCATGTTGGGTCAGCCGATCCAGCAGGCTCACTCCGTGCCACCGCCCTCACGCAGTAGCGCGGCGGCGGCGCCTACCGAACACGGCCCCACTAGAGACCCGGCGGCGATCAACGCCCAACCCGCACCGGCCAGCAGCGCCACACCGGCGCACACCAGAGCGATGGCCACCAACACCGCCACCGCGGTGGAGGTGAACACGATCTGAGGCGCGGTCATGAATAGAAACTCCAAACGTCTACGGGTTGCTGGCGCCCATGAGCGATCAACCCGTGCAGGGCGAGCGTCACGGCGACCAGTTGAGTGATATCGCTGTTGCGGTCCTTGCGATCCCATGCCCACGAATCGAGCAGGTCGCGCGGCTTACCGGCGCAGACGGACGCCTGGAGGTCGGTCGCGCCATGGTGGCGTATCTGGCCCTCATTGACAGCCGACAGGAACCTCACACACGCGGCGGCCATCGTCGTCGCGGTCGTCTTCTCCACCGACACACCGAGCGTGACGATGTCCTCGATGAGTGCGCCGGCCTCGGACTTCTCGTCGATGACGACGGCGCACGGCCGCCACTTATCGTGCAGTTCCTTCACGCGCGGCGCGATCCAGCTAGTTCCGGACATCTTGCCGTCACGACTTCCCGAAACATGCGGCACGATGCCGACGTGGATCCTGCCGTCAGCGCGGTAACCGGCCACCGCTATCTCGGCGACATTACGACCGCGGCCGATGTACACACCGAACGCGACGGGGTCTAGTGGTGTCGACTGCGGATCAGTCAGTGCCGACCACTGATCCGGCGAAATCAGACCGGTCGCGTTCTGCGGCCAGATGCCCATCATCTCCCGCTCCCGCGAATCGGCGTTCGGGATGTTCTCCAGCATCCGCAGCATCGACTCGCGGGGCGTCCGGGCCGGATACGACGGGTTGAACGTCGACCACTTCGACTCGTCCTCAGGGTCAGTGCCATGCTCGGCACTGATCTCCACATACAGCGCGTCGGTGGTCTTCCCGTCGATCGCCCTCTGACGTTTCTCGGTGAACGCCTCACCCGGATCCTTCGGCCGCGGCGGGGTGCCCATGAAGAACAACAGGCCGCCGTGCGGGTGCTTGGCCTGGTTCGTAGCCGGGACCATGTCCTCTAGCGCGTCGATAGACAGGATCTGCGCCTCGTCGAACACTTCGCCGTCGACCTCGTCCATGCCGCGGCCGAAACCCTGCTCACGGGCACCGAACTGGATCATCGACCCATTGCGGAACGCAATCTGCTGCTGACCGTTCGTCGACCGAATCCCGTTCGACCGGTCCGGCTTCAAATGCTGGCGGATCGACTTGCGCTGCACCAACGCCTGAAAGTTCTGAAACGTCTTGTTCGTCGTCGTGCCATGGTGCGACGTCCACACCCAGTGCGTGTCCGGGAACTCCAGGCACAACCCGGTCACCACGCACCGCACGAAGAATGTCTTGGCCACCTGCCGGGGAATCGACAGCGTGTTGCCGCCGACCGACGACGCATACTTGCCGTTCTCCCTGCAACCCAACGCCACCGAGCCGAGGCCCTGCTGCCAGCGGTCGAAATAGATCCCGGCGCCGTTCATCCGCTGCTCGACGCGCGGCCACACCGTGGTGACGATCCCCTCGGGGATGACCAGGTGCCGCGCGACCTCAGAGAGCTTCGGCGTCGAAACTGTCGTCGACAACGCCACCGCCGGCCGGCTCGACGCTCTCCTGCGCCGCCCGCTCGTCCATCGCGCGGATCTCCTTGTCTAACTCCCGGAGCTGCTTCATCATCGTCGGCCGCGCGTGAGCCGGGATCGTTCCAGAGTCGAGGTCTTTCGCCGCCATCGTCCGCAGCGCAACCAACAAGTCACGCTCCGAGGACTCCGCCGCCGCCACGACTGTCTTCGGCTTCGGCTTCGCCCTCTGAACTGGCGGTTTGTCGGCAGCCGTGACCGCCCGCAGGGGACGGCCGGCCGCTTTCCGTGGCGCCACCGAATCAACCTCCTCTCAGAGTCGAATTGCGTTGCGCCGCAACGCTTTCCGTGTTCTGAAAGTGGTTGTGCGGGCAACATGTTTCAGATAGCCGAAGAATTTTTCGGCTTTTTTCAGGCGGGGAGAGATTCTTCATTGGGCCGGGGTCGTTTCCGGCACCCTCTCCCGCGATGGCTACCCACCCCCCGGTCACCATGGCCTCGACGTGTCGTAGCTGGGGCGCCGGCTGGCTGTTGCCCGGTTGCATCCGGTGTGCTCCGGTCCCATGTACCGCGTCCGGTCGTTGTCGTCGTGGCCTAGATCCCAGTCCGCGTCGGGTGCGATGGGCTTCTGGCAGCGCCAGCAGTCGACCTCGCCGCGCTCTACCTTGATCTTCCATTGCGCCCGTAGTTCGCGGTGCCGGTGGCCGTAGCCGCGGCCTTTCGTGCTTCCCGCCGATGGCATCAGATGGTGGCGTCGCTGTCTGTTGTCAGTGGCAGGACCTGGACGTGCAGGCTGAATCCGTCGCTGCGCTTGTCGATGCTGGTCGTGAGCCATGGCAGCTGGGTCTTGTTGTTGAGCAGGTTGGTCAGGTTGGCGCCGAGCATGACGGCGAACTCCATGCACTGTTGCCGGTTGAGGACTCGGCGCCAACCTGACCAACCTGCTCAACAAC